AAGGAAGTGCATTATCGCGAGACAACCAACCCGTTCGCGCTTGACGAAAACAGCCTGCCCACTTCATGGCTGATTACACTAGAAAAGAAAACGGGGGGCAAGAAGTGGGAAACCGTAGGAACGCCGATAAAATGGGAATACCCCTTCCCGCATATCCTGGACTGGCAGAATCTTCCACGAACCGACTCTCGTGATGGGCGGTCAGACATGGAAGCGATTATCGGCATTCAGGATCGGTACAATTTTCTCGTGTCAAATATCAGCAAAATAATTAGGCTATTCGCCCATCCGCAGCGGTATATAAAGAACATGTCTGCACAAATGACAATTGACCCGCAAACTGGACAAGCCGAATTCCTGATGGGGCCAGACGAAATGATGACATTCAACGGCGACGGCGAGATAAACCAACTTCCGCCCGTTGGCGACCTGCCTGGCGCGATGCTGTTCCTGCAATCCCTGCGGGAGTCGGCGTTCATGCTTTCGAGAGAAGTGGATACGATGAGCATGAAGGATAAAGTCGGGGCGATCACAAACTTCGCCTTGCGCGTGCTGTACCGCGATTTTTTGGACAAGTTAGGAACCAAACGAATGCTTTACGGTGCGGCCTATCAGGAAATCAACCGGCGGATGCTGGTGCTCGGCGGCTACGAGCCAGAGACCTGCATTATCAACTGGCCTGACCCGTTGCCGGTCAACGAGCAGGAAGAAACCGTCGCGCTGCAAGCGGACATGAACATGGGTATTGTGGACAAGCAGACCGCCGCCGAAGCGCGCGGGTATGATTGGGAAAAGGTGCAAGAGCGGATGCTGGCGGAAAAGACCGCGAGCGGGAATGTCGGCGCCGAGTTACTCAACCAGTTTCTAAAGACTGGTAAATAGTGAAAGGATAGGAGATGACAGAAACGATAGTGAGGAAAAAAGACGGCTGGATAGATGCTGATGTACCAGGGATGGACGTTATAACCAGTACGCGCCCTGGTTGCCCGAAATGTAAGTACCCATTATCTGGGAACTTTGAAAACCAAAAAGACGGTACGGCGACAACTATTTGCGAACATTGCAAAGAGTTCGTGCGTTTTTCAAAAGATTGGTTTTCTATTTACGGAATTGTATAATGCCCGATAATCCCCTACTCGCCCAGGTAGCAAAATACCGCGCCAGGTTGGATAAGCAAAACGCGGCAGACCTTGACCGTCTCATAAACGCATACAGTCTCATGTCTGCGCGACTCAAGGACAAAGTGGATTTGCTGCTGCTCGAAATAGAACGCAACCCGGACGCGAACATAACGCAGATGCGCCGGTACAACGACCTGGTGGATGCGCTCAATTCCGAATTCGCCCGGTACGATGCTTATCTCGAAACCGAATTGGAGCGGATAACCGCCGAAGCGCAGTCACAGGCGCGGCTTGACGCCGCTGCCCTGATTGCCGCCGCTTTACTCCTGCGCGGCCTGCCGGTCAAGCCCGCCCAAGTACCGCAATCAACGGCTATCCCCGAAGTGCTGGCCGAAGGATCCGCGGCGTGGAAGCGGCTGCATGAACTGGCACCGCTCCAGGCGCAGACAATCATTGACAATCTGCTCAAAGGGATAAACAGTGGTTACGGGTACGAGAAACTTGGCAAGCTGATTGTGGATGACCTGGGGCTGGGATTGTCCGATGCGCTCCGCTGGGCGCGTACAATCCAGATGGAGGCGTACCGGCTCACGTCGCACAATACCATGCTTGAAAATTCAAATATTCTATCTGGTTGGGATTGGTTCGCCCAGCTAGATGATGCGACCTGTACCGGCCCCGGAAGTTGTAGCGAACAACACGGAACCTTTCACGGATTAGATGAAAACTTAAGTGATTTGACTAACCACATTTGGAATTGCAGGTGTATTGAACTTCCCCGTGTTATCGGAGACGAAAGTCCGATTGCAAAAGCATCAGAGTAACCGCCCACCCTCTGCCCATTCGTGCGGAAGTTTCGCGTTCTTTTTAGAGTTACACGCCGGACAAGCAATCACGATATTGCTTGGAATGTGTGCCCCGCCGCGCGAGAGCGGAACGACATGGTCGGCATGATAATGTTCCCCTGCTGGATTTCCACAATAATAGCACTTCCCTTTTTGTCGCTCGAATTGGGCACGAATATCTTCGCGGGTTACTGTCCCGCCGCTATCGGCCTTTTGCGCCCTACGTTTATTACCATGTATTCTGGCTTGTTCGTTGCGTTTTTCTCGATTGACAATTTCCCATTCTTTGGTTTTTGCACGAACCGAATCGCGGTGCTTTTCAACATATTCTCTATGCGTTTGAGTGAAACGTTCTTGATTGGCGCGTTTATAGGCACACTTAATTTCCTTGTTTTTTATCCAATATTTTCTGTGCTGTTCTTGGAGTTGTTCTTTGTGACTATCTCGATATGCTTTGTCATAAGCCGCTTCATATTCTGGATCGAGAATAGCCTTGCAACATTCTTTGCAGGGAGAACGAAACAGAGTATTTCCCGATCTATTGCCACGGTAAAAATACTCCAGGGTTGCAGGCAACTCGCGCCCACATTTCTTACAAGTTTTAGTATCCATTGGGTATTTCCTCTTGGCCCTCAAGAATGTGTGGGAAGGCCAGAGGGCAGGCTCTTCGAGCGGTTCATGAGGCCGTTCTATCCCACAACGAATTATACCATTAGTCAAATGATATAATAACCCGGTGACGAATGAGCCGATTGAGTGAAAGGAATCCCTGTGAACGTATCAACTTATGTTCTTGACTACCTTGTATCAAAAGGAATTGATACCGTCTTCGGAGTTCAGGGAGGCTTTATAAGCCCGCTGTTCGATGCCTTTTCGAGAAGAAAAGACATAAAATATATTTGTAATCTACATGAGCAATCAAGCGCAATGGCGGCGGATGGGTATGCACGCTTCAAGGGCTTGGGTTGTGCGATTGCTACCAGTGGACCCGGCGCGACGAATCTCATCACCGGAATCGGCGCGTCCTGGTTCGACTCCATCCCCGTGATCTACATCACCGGGCAAGTCCCGACTTACGAAGCGCGCGGCAAGATGCAAGTCAGGCAACGTGGCTTTCAGGAAACGGACATTGTAAGCATTGTCAAGCCGATCACGAAATACGCCGCGCAAGTCAACAGCCCGGAAATGATACGCTTTGAGTTGGAGGCGGCCTTGTGGCACGCGCAGAGCGGGAGACCGGGGCCGGTTTTGCTTGACATTCCGATGGACGTACTCCGCGCCGAAGTTTCTGACGATTTGTTACAATTTTCGCCACCCGCTTATTCCGGCGTTGACATAAGTGCGCAGGTATCCGAGACGGTTGAATTGATTGCACGGGCGAAGCGTCCAGTTATCATCTACGGACAAGGCGCGCGTCACGCGCGGGCGGAACTACTGCAATTCATCGAAGCGACTGGCGTTCCCTGCCTGCCGTCCTGGGCGGCGCTTGACCTGATACCACACGATCATCCGCTTTACGTGGATACCTTCGGTGTGTATGGATGCCGGGCGGGGAATCTGGCGGTACAAAACGCGGACTTGATAATCGCAGTAGGTACGCGGCTCGACGGGCGCATGACGGGCAGTAGGGGTTTTGCGCCGAATGCGGTCAAGGTCGTTGTAGATATTGACATCCATGAGGCGCAGAAATGCAAGCAAGATGTTATCATCATCTGCGCGGATGCAGGAGATTTCTTGGGATTGCTCAACAGAGACTTGCCGCCCATGCGCCGCACGCGATTCAAGAACTTGCGCGTTTGGCGACTGCGTGTTGCTGCATGGAAAGAGCGCTACCCATTGACAGATTTACATGAGGCAGAATTCAGCATTGCCCCGCTCGCGTTCGTCCGCCAACTCTGCGCCGCGTTGCCAGACGACGCGATCATCGTGACCGACTCCGGGGCGAACCTGTCCTGGGCGCAACAGGCGATGACGATCCGTGACAATCAGCGGACATTCTCGGACTTCGGTTTTTCCGCGATGGGGTACGCTTTACCAGCCGCGATCGGCGCGCACTACGCAACAGGCAAGCCGATTGTTGCCATCACTGGTGACGGCGGGATGCAGATGAACATCCAGGAATTGCAGACGCTGGCGCATTACAATATTCCGGTAAAGGTGTTCATCCTGAATAATCATTCCTACGGGATTATCAAGCAATTCCAGGAAGAACTGTACGAAAGCCGGTACGAAGCAACGGACGAAGCGGGCGGGTATTCCTCCCCGGATTTTCAGCGGGTTGCGGCTGCCTATGGGATTCGGTGCTTGCGCATACTGAACAATACAGTGGCAGGATGGATGTCTACTGAGGCGCTCAAGTATCCTGGCCCATGCGTCTGTGACGTTAACATTGACCCCGCCGCGCGTATTTTTCCAAAGGTGCAATTCGGGAACGCGCTCGATAATCAGTCGCCTTTGTTGCCGGAAGATGAACACGCGGAGAATATGAGAAATGACTGAATTTAATCAACTCGTTGTAATCAAAATGGCAGACCATGTCCGCAAATGCATTGTGGGCGGGTTTATCTTTGGCGTTCCCGTAACTGAAAACGATATTGACGCTATGCTGGCCGCCGCTTTTTATATGGGCAGGGATTCTGGAAAGAAATTTTGGGAAGATGATAAACCAGAATCATTATGGTTTGTAAAAAAATGACTAACGCCGAAGTCCTAAAGATATTCAAGCGGCAATTCAAACGTTGGTCATACATGGTCGAGCACTACGGCTGGGCGTATACTGTTTATTATCACAATTCGTCTGAGGACATGCCAGAACAGTTTAACTATGAATGCGCTGCCGGAACTACTGTGGACTTCAAATACCTACATGCCAGCATTCACGTCAATTTGCGGCAATGCGTAGATTTAGATGAACACGAAATCGAGTACATTGCCATCCATGAATTGACTCATTTACTCGTTTCCCCGCTGCAAGAAAGCTCCGAGCC